CGTGTGGCTTTTCTGCCCGTCCTTCGTCCGTTTCAGCACGTCGGCCTTCATGTCGAGGATCTGCCGGAAATTGTCGAGCACCTGCTCCTTGACCGTGCGGATGTCGCCGCTCAGCTCCCGGAGCATCGGGAGGGCCTGTTCGATCTCCTCGTCCACCATCTGGCCGTAAACCTCGCGGTCTTTCCGGGCCTTGTCGGCCGCCGCCTTCCGTTCCTGCTCGGCTTTGAATGCCGCGTACTGCGCCGCTTCCTCGGCGGTCATCTGTACCGTTTTCACTTCGTTGTCGTTCATTGCTGTAATTTTAAGAATTGATTTGGTTTCGGAAATTTCGGGCGAGTTCATCGCCCAGGTCGTTGAAAATAGCTCGTAATATCATCGGAATGATTATATCAGCTTTCGGCGGATAACGCATCAAATGCCGATAAGGAAAGCCTTTCATAAAAGAGAGCGAATGAAGGATGACGGTAAATCGAATACCGTCCAAACATAATTCTAACCCTATTCGAACAGGGAATGCGGGGTGAAGTGTGGCGAAATCCGCAATGCCCAGCGCCATTTTTAGCTGTTGGTCTATGGTGAACCCGACTTGTTCCAGCGAGGCCAACAGACATTGCTCGAAATATAATTGATCGTCCATTATTAAAACAGTTTGTATTGTCTGATTTCGAAAATGCGTGCCTTTACGGTCTTGATCGCAGCCGGAGGCAACATGCTCTTTTCGGCCAGCAAGTCGCCGAACGCCCACAGCAGGGCGTTCTGTTCCGAGGCGAATTCGCCCCATTTCCGGCCGGGATGGCACCCGCGGCCCGACCCGCCGATCATCCAGGTCGTAGCCGCCACCCAGGCGCCGTCCTGTTGCCCGATATGGACTTTTACATAGTCGTGGCCGCTGGTGTAGAGATTTTCGGTTCTGTACTCACCCGACTGCAATACGGGGTAATCGTACCACGGGGCCGGGAGATCGGCCCGATTGTCGATCCGCAGGTCTGCGTAAGGATTCGATTTCATAATGCGTTGTCAATTAGGAAGGCCGCCGAGCGGCATGTAGATTATCTGCGGCCGGGACTGCTCGGTCTGCTCGGTCTGCCCGGTCGGCCGTTCCGGCCGGGGATTCAGCCCGCCGCTGCGTTGGATCGCGCGGAGCTTCACGGCCAGCTCGTCCAGCTCCGGCGGGGTCAGTGCGCCGAACTCCTTTCCGGCGATCCGACGGTCCCGGCAAAAGGCATTGATGCGTGGCCAGTCCGTCGTGTCGATGCCGAGCTGCTGCATCAGGCGGAGCGCCGCCGACCGTTTCTTTTTCCGAAGTTCGTGCTGAGGGTCGGCCGTCGAACGCTCCAGCGCGTCGCACAGAGCATCGTACTCGGCGGCGGACATGGCCCGCAGGCTCGACGTCCGGCCGTCGGTGTACTGCTGCACCAGGCGCTCTTTCATTTCGCCGTTGTGGAGCGGCAAACGGTTGAATAACTTGTAGAATCGTTTGTAGGTCATGGCGGATATGGTTGTTTATTCGGTCAGATAATATTTCGCGGCGCCCTCCTTCCAAATGGTGAAGTACGCCTCCGCGTCGTCGGTATAGCGTCCCTGACAATATGCCCGGTAACCTTTGGTATGGATTTTTACGCCGCAGTCGAAGCGGATGTCGTCGGCCATCTTGCCTTTCGGCCGCCCCTTGTAGACCTGCGACACGAGGATGAACGATTTGCGCGGGAAAGCATCTAAAAGTACCTTCTTCAGTCGGTCGAAACTCCGCACGTCGAGATACTGCACCGAGTCGATGACGACGAAGTTCGCGCTCTTGGGCCGCTCCAGCCGTGCGACGAGATCGGCTACCGTCAGCCCCGTCACGACCTTGAATTTCCCTGCGACATCCTTCATCCCGAGCCGCTTGATCCGTTTCTTGAACGAGAGATTCGCACCCTCCTCCAGACTCACGTAATCGACCCGTCCGTACTGGCAGAGCTTCTTGGCCAGCAGCATGACGAACGTACTCTTGCCGCTGGCCGAATCGCCGGAAACGAACCAGCGCTCGAAGCGGGACGGGCGGCCGAAGGCGGCCTCCCATTCCCCGTCCAGCGGAAGTTCCGGGATATTCAGATTCTCAATCTCCGAGGGTGAATAGGCCCGCATGATTATGCCTCCTCTCCTTTGGTGATCAGCGAATGGACCCGGCGCAGGCTGCCGTTGCTCTGGCGGGCGATCTGCCGGAAATCCGTGCCTTCCGGGGCGTTCGCCTGGGCGATTATCATGGCTTGGCCGAGCAGGAACTTCCGGCGCTCGTCGCCTTCGGGCGGCGTGATGCTGTTGTACTTGTCGCCGCAGCGGCTCCGGATCTCGGCAAACCCTACTGTCTTGAACTCGATGCCGCGCTCCAACTTGGCCTTGAAGCCGTCGGCCCCCATCAGATACCACGAGCAGCAGCCCTCCGTGCCGTTCCATGCGGCCTTGATCTCCAGGAACGCTTCATATACAAGGTCGCCCGCCTCGTCGAGGATGATCTGTGGATGGTCGAGCGTCCGCAGGTAAAATACCAGGTCGTCGTAGACGTCCGCATAACGGCTGACAGAGTTCAGACCGAACTCGCGAGCGATGAAGCGCACCAACCGCTGCTTGGTCTTCACTTGCGAGCAATCCACGTAGACGACGTTCTTGTGCGTCTTGGCGTGGTATTGTGCGGCGACCGTCTTGCCGATGTTCGGAATATCGCAGAACATGCCCGAAATACTCTTTGCGCGGCACAGCTCCAGTTGCGAGGTGAGGTATTCGAAGGTCGGCGTCTTGACGATCTTCCACTCCGCGCCGTCGTCGAGGCTCACACCCAGCCGCCGGGCGATGGACATCCATTTCGCGTCGCTCAATTTCTGTTCGGTGTTGCCCTTCTTGATCTCGCTGTAAACCGAGGTCGAAATGCCCAGGGCGACGGCGTGTTTGGCGTCCGTGGCGTAATTCTGCCTGTTGCCGGATATGGCCAGTACGATGCGGGTTTTAATGTCGTTCGAAATCATATCTCAACGTGTTTTGTCATCATTCTAAAGTTCCTGTTTCGCCAGCGCAGCGTAATCGATGCCGAAATCGAATCCCTCCGCCTCCTCCGGCAGGGCGGCCGGGGCCGCTTCGACGATCTCCGGCTCCTCATGGACCGGAACGTCACCGGGCAGGAGCCGCACCTTGCAGATCTTCTCTCGGGCCATCATAGCGTCGAACTGCGCGTTGTATTTTGCCTGCTCGGCGTAGGCTTCGCGGTCCCGCTCCGTCTGCTCGGCCGTGGCCTCGTTGTAGGCTTCGATACGGCGGCAGGTGGCGATATAGGCCCCGTGCTGGTAGATATACACCTCCGGGACGTTGCCATGCTCGTCGGGCAGGTAGTAGGCCTCGACGGCGTAGTCGTTCGGCGCGAGCCGTCCGATCAGCTCCGGCGAGGGCAGCGCATAATCCTCGTAACGGACCCGGCAGTACTTGCTGCGCCGGATCGACGTGCGCACCTCCTCGCCGATGAAGCGGTAGAGCAGCGCCTTGTCCACGGGCGCGAGGTCCGGGTTCTGGTAGCGGCAGAGCACCTCCCAGCGCGTCAGTCCCGGGTAGAGCTTCTGGTTCGGATGCTGTTGGTTGTTGTATTCGCGGATGGCCCGGATGTCGTCGGCCACGAGCTGCTCGTAGGTATAGGTCGCCTCCTTGTAGGTGTTGTTGAACTCGTCGTAGACCTTTTCCTCCTTCGGGCGGTTTGCCTCCAGGCGGGCATACCAGCGGCCGATGCCGACCTGCGAGCGCTTCTCCACGCCGTACTTCTTCACCCGGTTGAAGTGCTCGGCTCGTTTCTCCTGCGAGTTGCCGGGGTTGCACCACCGCACGAAGGGGAACACCACGCCCGCGCGGATCAGCCCGTCGGCGAAATTGTTTACGAGGTGGTGTTCGACCTCCACCTCGGCCGGGCAGTTCCAGCCCTGGCGGTCGATCAGCCGGAACATGTTCCGCACGCAGTCGATGAACAGGCCAGCCGTTTTGAGGCGGTTGTAAGCGTAACCGACGACGCAGCCGCTCGCCACGTCGTAGGCGTAATAGGCTTTGACGCGGTTTCCGTCGGCCATCTTGCGCGGCAGGTCGCGGTCGTCGAGCGAAATCTTCGAAAAGGCCCAGACCGGGGCCTTGCGCTTGTGGTGCGGACGGTAGCGGTTGTTGAAGTCCCACGCACTGTCGTGCAGTTTCGACCGCAGGACGCGGTTCTTCGGATTGTTCAGGTAGTTGGCGACGGTCGTTTCGCTCAGGGCGATAGGTTCGCCCTCCTTGTCCGTGAACTCCTCCGGATCGAACAGTTCCCCGGTTTCCGGGTCGTACACGTTCAGTTCACCGCAAACGAATTGATTGTACATCTCGGCCACCGTCGTATTGAAGGGGCGCTCCGGCAAGCTGTCCAGCGAAAGGATCAGCCGCTCGATTCGGTAGTTCACCTTGCGGGAGTTCTGATTTTGGAATTTCCCGGAGATCAGCGAGGCATAACCCTCCCGTTTGAACTGGGCGACCTTCTTGCGGAAGCGGAGCATGCTTTCGGGCAGCGTGTGGCCGAACTCCCGTTTGAAGTAGGCGACGGTCCCGGCCATCGCCTCCCAGCCGATCTGGCCGACACGTCGCAGGGCATTGGCCGACGCCATCAGCCGCAGCACCGCCTTGATGACGGAGGCGTTCACCGTGTATTCGTTGATCTTCTCCGCCGGAAGGGCCGAACCGTTGTCAAAACGGAAGGCTGAAAAGTAGCTCCGCGCCTCGGCGTCGGGTGTGTAGTTCGCCCGAAGCCACTCCTGTAACGGCATCGTCGAGATGTCCGGTTTGCGTTCCCGGACGGCCGAACGATATTTCCCCGGCAGACTGTCGAATACGATCAAAGCCTGTCGTCCGTTACCTCCTCTGCGAGCCCGGCTGATTTTGCCCCGCTGAACCATTTGTTTGTAGTTCGATTCCGACATGACCTCCAGAAGTTCCGGCTGCGTAATACAAAGTATGTTATTAAAATACTCCATTTGTCGTTTCCTGTGCTCCCGTGGCCGGATTCGAACTGACAACCTTCGATACTTGACCGGGCCCGGCCATTTATCGACGCTCTGTCCATTGAGCTACACGGGAGATTATTCCATGTTATTTTCTCGTCTTAAAAACCGCCATGACTGCAAAGGTGCTGCCCGCGAAGTTCGCCGTGATAACCAGTAGTGGCCATTGCTGTTGTTGCCCCGCGTAACCGCAGATAACCCTCAGCGACAGACACCACCACAGCCCGGCCAGCTTACACCTCACGGGCTGGATGATGAATCCGCGGCCCAGCAACCGGATCATCCAATATTTCAAGATACGTCGCATGACTGTCCGATTTACTGGATTGACGCCCACACTTTTGCCTCGGCAGGTTTGGCCTTCGGCGTATAGGCCGGATGCGGGTCGGTGAGTCTGTTGTAGATCGTTTGCAGGGAGTAAAGCATGTTGCCCCAGGTCGAAACGGTAAGATCATCGAAGCTGGCGACTTTCTGCCCGTCGATGTGGATTGTCGTCCGGTTGCTTTCCAAATGGACGACGACCTCGATCCGGCGGCCGAACCGCTGGCGCATGCAGCCGTTTTCGAAAGTGGTATCCACGTCCGGCAGGTAGCCTTTTGGGGCGGTTATTCCCAGGTAGATCACGCCGCCGCGCTGGAAGGCCGCTTTCCGCAGCATATTGTCGCGCGCGCTGTTCCCTTTGTACTTCAAGGCCCGGTCGAGAGTCGAGCGCGTGATCTTGAAAATCTTGACCATCTCCATCCGGACCGTCGTAGGTAATAAGATTTGTTTTGTCGCCATACTATTTCAATTTTTTCTGTAACTTTACCCCGTTAGTACATTGTATCAACACTGCAAATATCGTAACATATCACGAATATTCCAAATTCGAATCGTGGTTTTTTACGAAAAACAATAGAATACTTATTATGGACGGGACGATTCACGAAAGAATTGAACGCCTTGTAAAAGAATTTGGAGGCGGCAAAAACACAGTACTTGCAGATAAAATTGGTGTAAGCGAGGGGAATATACGAGGTTACATCAAAGGCATCATGCCCAAATATGATGTGCTTGAAAAAATCGTGACTTCTCTCGACGTAAATCCGGACTGGTTGCTGACTGGTCGCGGGAACATGGAAAAAGAACCGAACCTACAACAGGCCGGAATGCAAGTGCAAGAAAAGTTCCCTCTCAAAACCGACAATTTGGTCGCTCTCCAGCGCATCCCCCTTTACAATCTGGAGGCGACGGCCGGATTGGTTTCCTTGTTCAACGATGTCGATGCGATTCCGATCAGCTATATATCGCTACCGGATCTACCTACATGCGACGGAGCTGTTTACGTGCGTGGGGATTCGATGTACCCATTACTAAAAAGCGGCGATATTGTCCTTTATAAGCAGGTACACGACATGCAGTACGGAATTTTTTGGGGTGAAATGTACTTAGTATCTGCAAATGTCGATGGGGACGAGTTCGTGACGATAAAATACATCCATAAATCCGAATGGGAAAACTGTGTGAAGCTCGTCAGCCATAACCAACACCACGAGCCTAAAGACATTCCGGTCTCGATGATTCGCGCCCTCGCATTGGTGAAGGCAAGCGTGCGTTATAATACTATTCGATAG